GACTTGGACTTTTCAGATTTAAACCACACTTACGATAGTGCAACGGTTGTATCGAGCTGGTCGAACACGGTTGCTGATGGTTACAAATATTTGTTGCCTTATTCAGGTGATAACTTTTACCCACTAAAAGAAATGAAACCCGCGATTTATGCGAAGACTTATTTCGATAGGATTTTTGCAACGGCGGGGTTTAGTTACGACTGGTCAAGTTTACAAGATGCTTATTTTGATAAGTTGTTGATTCCTTACAACGGGGAACTTGAGAATGTAGATTATTCAGCTTACACGGTTGAAGCTAACGACACACAAACAATAGACGGATACCAAACAACAGCGGGACAGAATAACTCGTTTACAGAGCCTTTAACAGGTTGGACAGAAACACTTGACCCGTTCGGATACTTCGACCCTGTTACAGGTCTTTATACGAATACATTTATAGTTAACTCAGGTGAGTCGTTAAACTTCAATTTCAATTGTGAGTACGATATCAACCTTATAAACGGAAGTGGAACAACAGCCTTTTTAAATCAGTTTGGAAACGTTGGAGTAGCGGACTTACGTTATTCGTATACGCTTTACATTCAAGTTATCAACTTAACAACGTTAACTGTTTACCCGTCAAGCTTTACCAATTACGACGGTTTAAGAGTTGGAGGTACAAACATAGGGACTGGAACAAGTAACCTCGGAACGTTTTCACGTAGTTTAACAATTCCTATTTCTAACGTGTCACCAAGTGACGTTATTCAAGTTCGCGCTGGTGTTTTTGTTGATACTATAAACCTGTCTAATAATAACGGTTATTTAAGGTGGCAAAGCATAGGTGGAACGAATCTAACTATTGACGTTCAACTTGATTTAACGAGCGTTGAAATGTCGGTTGTACCATCGTCTAATATAACAGGCTCGGGTGGTACTTTGATTGTAAATAGTTACGTTCCAAAAAAGGTTAAGCAATCTGACTTCGTTAAGGCTATTTTCACAATGTACAACCTTTACACGGAGATAGACCCCGACAACCCGAACAAATTAATTCTTTCGCATCGTGACGATTATTACGACGCTGGTCAAGAAAAAGACTGGACTTATAAACTCGCAAAAGACCAACAACAAGACCTTAAATTCTTGCCTGAGATTACAAGTAAAAGATTAATCTTAACTTACAAACAAGACAGCGACCAACCGAATAAAAACTATTTTGAGGCAACGGGTGAAATTTACGGACAAGTCGAATACATTTACGACAACGAGTATGTTAAGAACATAGATAAAAAAGAAATCTTGTTTAGTCCGACTCCGATGTCAACAACAGTATTCAATGCGGTTGTTCCTTTACTTGCGGGTGCTGCGCCAAAGACGAACATACGTATCTTATTCGACGGTGGTATGTTTAACTGTAACCCGTTTAACATTTACGACTACGGGACAACGGGACAAACTAACCTCACTCAATACCCATCAATTAGCCACTTTAATAATCCATACGTACCTAGCTTTGATTTGAATTTCGGGGTGTGTGATTACTACTATTACCAACAAAGCATATTAACAAACAACAACTTATTTAACCTTTACTGGCGTCGTACAATAGGACAGATTAACAACGGTAAAATGTTAACCGCTAAGTTTGACCTTCGTGAGACTGACATTGCTACCTTAAAGCTAAACGATAAAATAAGGATTGACAATAGTTGGTGGAACATTAACAAGGTAATTGACTACGATTGCAACAATCCACGATTGACAACGGTTGAACTTTTAAGCATTGACCAAGAAATAGACTTCGCACAATTTCAAACCACTAAACCAATAATACCAACGGTTGGAGAACTTGGAACAATTACAGAGCCTATCATAAACACAAACAACGAAAACAACAACGTTATAAGCTTAGGAAGTAATGCTTTAGTTTTTGGTCAAGGAAACGTAATTCAACAAGGTTTTCAAGGTGTTGTCGTAGGGAATAACAAGATTGTAGGCGCAGGTGATTCGGGAATATGGACGGACACAATAAACGGCAAGTCAGCAAGTGAGCCTTTTCCTTTTGGTATCGTTTACACGCCTACATTAATAGACCAAGACTATACACCAACAACGGAAGACACGCTTATAATTTCAAACGGCGCTGCATTAATCGATGTTACTTTACCACCTCTTGGGGACTTCGGTCGCACGTTTATAATAAAGAATATTTCAACGTTCAATGTAGATGTTCAAGGAACGGGAGCGGAAACAATTGACGGAGCGTCAACCTACACTTTGACACAATGGGACGCTGTAACGGTAATGGACAATGTCACTGAGTGGTTAACCATTTAAAACACGATTAAAATTTTACTATTATTAAGATATGGCGGGAACGATTAACGTTGGTACAATTCAAGTAGGTGGTTTAAAAGAACTGAAAGCCGAACTTCGAGCGATTACAGGGGAACTTGCAAACGCTACCGACCCCGAAAGAATGAAACAACTCGCTGAGGCTGCGGGTGCATTGAAAGACCAAATCGGAGACGCGAACGAACAAGTTAAAGTCTTTGCGAGTGGGTCTAAATTCGAGCAAGTAAGTAACTCTTTCGGTAGCCTCAAAGATTCGATAATGAACCTTGACTTTGAAGAGGCAAGTCAAAAAGCAAAAATATTTCAGCAAACAGTAACTTCAATAAATCCCGAAACAATATCGAAAGGTATTCAAGGGTTGACGTCCACGGTTTCCACTCTTGGTAAAACCTTCGTGCAATTCGGGGTTATGCTACTTACCAACCCTATCTTTTTATTGGTTGCTGCGATTACCGCCATCATTGCTGGTATTGGTGCGCTATTAAATGCGCTTGGAATTCTTAAACCAATTCTTAGTGCAATCGGTACGGTTTTCGGTTGGATTAAGGACGCTATAATGTTGGTAGTTAATGCGATTAAAGACTTTTTAGACTGGATAGGTTTAACAGACTTTGCATCTGAGGAGGCTGCCGAAGCTGAAAAGAAACGACACGCCGAACAAATGCGACGCAATGCCGAAATGAAAGCGCAACGCGAAGAAATGTACAACAACGAGCAAAGCGCATTACAACGAACTATTGATTTAAAAAAGGCTGAAGGTAAAGACACCTATCTTTTAGAGATGCAAAAACTAAACGCATCGGTAAACTATCAACAGCAACTATACAAAGAGTTAAAAATTAAATATCTAATTTACGACCAAACGGTTAAGGAGTTAGAATTACTAAACTTACAAGAAGAAGGCTCAATTAAAAAGCGTGACGACTTAATTAAACAAAGAGACGAGTTTAAAAAAGGTATGAACGACGCTTATAACGCTGTTTTAGATGGAGCAAACCAAGCGCAAATCTTAACTATTAACTACGAGAAAGCGCAACGCGAAGAGGTTAAAAAGACGGCTGAAGATAGACAGAAAGCAGCCGAAGAAAGACTTGACGCTTTAGAGAAAATTAAAGAGGTTGAAGACAAGTATCGATATAGCCAACTAAGCGACAGGAAAAAGGAACTTGAGGACATCGATAAGAACTACAAAGAAGCTTTTCAACTTGCTAAAAAATACGGTCAAGACACGACCACTCTTTTATCTAACTACAACGCGGAACGCAAGGCTGTTAACGATAAGTTTGACGAAGAAGAACGAAAGGCGGTTGAAGAAAAAGCCCTTGAGACTGACAAACTATTAAGAGAATTAAGCTATAAACGTTTAACAGAAACAGAGGCATCAAGACAACAGGAGCGCGACAGCCTTAATGATTGGTACGACGAACAAATTAAGTTAAACGAATCAAACGCAGAACTAGTTAAACAACTCACAGAGCAACAGCAAACCGACCAATTAGCACTTGAACAAAAATTCTTTGACGAAGATAAAGCTTTAAGAGAAGAAAAAGAAAAAGAACTTGCTGACCTACGAACAGAGGTTGCATATAGCTTAATGACTGAAGAGGACGCAGCACGTCAAAAGGAACTTGACGACCTTGCTAAATGGTACGAAGAAAAGATGTTATTAGCGAAAGACGACGCAGCACTTCAAGCTGAAATTCAAGACTCTTTAACTAAACAAACCAAAGCAATAAACGACAAAGCAAGAGCCGAAGAAGTACAAGCGGTTATTGATAAGGGTAATCAAATCGCAGACTTTACAAAAGACGGATTAAGCGCAGTTAACGACATCGTTCAAGCGTTTGCGGGTCAAAGCGAAAAGCAACAAGAAAAAGCGTTCAAAGTGAATAAAGCTGCTAACATAGCGATGGCTGTTATAGATACTTTAAAAGGTGCTGTTTCAGCATACACAAGTCAGATAGTTGCAGGTGACCCTACGAGCGTTATTCGTGGTGCTATCGCTGCGGCAATGGTTACTGCTGCGGGAATCGCTAACGTTAAAAAAATAGCTTCAACACAATTCAAAGGCGCTTCAGCTTCGAATGCCTCAGGCGGTGCTGGCGCAAGTGGTGGCGGTAGCGGTGTACAACCAGCAACCCCACAAACAAACCTCTTTGGACAGTCAAACAATATGAACACGGTTACAAGCGCTCAGAGTGTTGAAACGGGTCAACAAGTTATTAAGGCGGTTGTTGTTGAAAGCGACATAACAAGCTCACAAAATAGAGTAAAACGAATGGAAGAAAACGCAACACTATGACAAGCTACCAAGTACTTTTAAATAAATTAGAAACGTTCTTTAACGCTCACCTTCAAGTCAAGAAATTTGGCGGTGAATTTAGAGAGCAAATGCCGAACTTCTCAACGATGGACGAGCGTTATCCTTTGGTGTACGTTGTTCCTACGTCAGAAATAAGCGGTATGAATACCAACGTATTTACTTTGGAGGTTTATTGTGTTGACATTATTCAAAAAGACCGCGCCAATATAAACACGATTTTAAGTGATTGCCAACTTATATTAAACGACCTTTATTTATATTACACTGAAGGGACAGATTTAAGCGTTACCATAATTACTGACCCGTCAATGACGCCGTTAAATAACTTCGATTTAGACTACGTTGCGGGATGGGTTGGTACGTTTACTTTTGAGGTTGACCAATACAGCGTCTGTGCTATTCCTTTAGAGCCGATTACACCCGTAACTAACGAATGCCCACCTTCCCAATATTTAGTTGAATACGAAAACGGTACAGACATCCAAGAGGGTACGATACCAAGCGGTGGCAGTTTAATAATTCAAGTACCGAATCCGACTGAGTGTTTACCCGCTACGGTTGAACTCATAAACACGGCTTCAACTCTTTTACTTACTGAATCAGTTGACTGCGACACTACCGAACAGATAATTGCACCCGACGGAATAGTTCATTTAAAGAAAGAAAACGACGGAACAATTACAAACGTTACAACACCAAGCGGTGCAACAACTTTATACACTGTAGCAAATAACGACATTACAGTTAATCAAGCCTTCCCTTTTGAGATTCACGCAACAGACCCGTTGAATATACGAGTTCATAATCCACAAGGCGCAGACATAACACCGCAGTCAGTAGTTTACCAAGGCAACAGCAACCACGTCACAATAACAATTAACCCTTCGTCTTTTGTTCCTGTTGGTGCTACCTTAATGAAGACGGGACAAACAACGTCTTATCGCACGGGAGACGATGGAGACCTTGAAAGCGGACGTGCAACATCGTTCTCAGTTCTTGCGAGTAATAACCCATTTGGAAATACGAACAGATTTACAGATGAGTTAGGTGGTCAAACATACACTAAAAACATAGTAATTGATTGGTCTACTTACAACGGCACAAACGTTCTTGGTTATTATAGATTAGTTAACGCCTCAGATGTTACGTGGAATACCGCAATAGATTCCGCTTTAGCTTTGTCAATTACAGGATTTACAACGGGTTGGAGGTTACCTAATAAACGCGAGATGGAAAACATTTGTAACTACCAACTGACATCGCTTTTAAACTATTCACCTTTTAACCTAAATAACGTTATTTGGACTTCAACAACTTACCTTGCTTCAACTACTTTAGCCTACACTCTTGCGCAATCTTGGGTAAACCTTTCAGGTAAAAGTGGCGCTGGTGGTCGTTGGATGGCTTGCCGAACCTTTACAGTAAACGGAACAACTTTAACTTAAAAAAATATGACTTATAAATTTGAACAATTCAATGTTGAAATAACGAACCCTACTATTGTAGTGGTTAATGTAAACGATTTCATAAACGACAAAACTTGTTCTGTTGAAATTCAACTTGTAACTGAAAACGCTATATTTGGCGTAACGTTAGACGGCTTTACTTACGAGATAACTTGGGACGACGAAGAGATAAAAGCTTGGGTTGCTATCGAACTACAAAAATACGAAGTTAATGGCTAAAACTTTCAAAGTAAAATACGCGACAAGAAATAAACTCGCGAGGTCTTTACAAAAGGAGATTAAAAACACGTTAGGTTTATACGATACTGGCGACCTTTATCGCTCTGTGAGAATTTCAGCAATGACTGGAACAAAACTAAATGTTGTAGAGATTACTATAAACGCCCTTTATTACTATTTATTCTTGGATGAAGGTACAATGGTCGACGGAGTTCAAAGAATACCACCTTATTATATTACTGAGGGGTGGCTAAGTCGTTCAGACACTCAAGCGATACTCGGTGAAATCGCTGCTGAGTATGTTACTTGGCAGTTTGAAACTTATCCATTTTTAGAGATGGCGAAGATTTTAAATCAACCACAATTTGAGGTTAAGTTTAATTGGATTGATTCACCTTATTCTAACTTACCAACAAGACCAAGTACACTTTATTAACTCAAGACGTGTTTCATTGATAGCATATTAAACACGAATGTTAAAGGTAGGTCAGTTATTGCGTCAATCTTTGTGATGTCCTCACCTGCTAAACTATAAAGTAAGGATTCCCAAGCGTATTTTGAACGTTTCTTTTCCGCTTCAACTTCTTTCTTTTCTTCGGGTGTTAGTTCTTCGGTATCTTCTTCACCTTCAAATGTGGGTGCAAATAAATTCTCGTATTGCTTGGTAAAGTTGTCACGAAATTTAAGATACTCAGAGACCAAACCGAACACGGTTGTAACGGGTATTTCTTTAAACAACTCAGAGCGTTCGAATAGGTTGTAATTATAAGGTTCAAAAACACGATTACCCCACTCGTCTTGTTTAGTTTGCCTATAAAATATTGCTGTAATAATCGGTATATTTCCGATTTTATCTTTTACCGTAAAATAGTCAGCATCAATAAACTCCCCAAGCGTAATTTTGTCGAAGGGTTTGAAAGTAAATTTATCGATTTGGTCGTTAATCTTCACCCGTGGCTCAGAGCGTAACCAGCTTAACTCTTTGAGTAAGTTGTTTAGTTCGTTTACTTCAAGGTCGTAAAGGTCTTCGGGGTCTTCGTCAAGTAAAATTGAAAGCGTCTCGACTTGCATTTCGAAAACGCTCTCAAAATCTTTTTCATCTAATATCGCTAACTCAGTAAACTGATTAACCGTTATTTGATGCCATCCCTTTGGTAACTTCATCGTTTATTTGTTTGGCGGTGTCTTTCATTTTGTCACCTATAAAAGCAATATAAGGGAGCGTAAATTCAGCGTTTAGTTTCTTGAATAAGTTTGCTTTGTGTTTTATGTGTGCATCCGTGTAGTGTTCTTGGTCTTTTAAATCCGTTCGTTTAAATAACACCGCGATAACCTTGCTTATATAGTTGTTAGGGTTGTTCTTGATTATTTTTTCGATGTGTTTCATTTCACGAACCGAAATAGTTAACTTCTTGTCGTGGCTTTTGTAGGTGTACCCATCAAGTTCAAACGACTTTAAAAACTTCTTTGACGCTTTGTAAGTAATTGAATTAAACTCTTTCACTTTTTCTTTAAACTCAGTAAACTCAAGTTCGTTAATTTCATTTTCATCCGCACCCAAAAACACGAATATATTAACCCACTTTTCAAACGCATCTAATTCTTGGCTGGTTATTTCTGAAATCTTTTCAAACTGCTCGATTGATAGTTCATTGATAACGTTTGGTACTTCTTTCGTTCCGATTTTAATCATAGCTTTTTTTAAACAAATATAAAAAAAAATAACACTTATAAAATAACACCTATTATTTAGTAATGAAAGAGGATTTACCACTTTATAAAATAACAATTGACGAAGAGTATAGCGAAGGCGAAGAACTCGGTATTGATATGATAGCATTCACGTCAAAGCCAGCCGTTATGGTCAAAGGTATGGCGTTTAAAGCTGTCGAAAATTTCTTTTTTAAAGACGAACCGAAAATGAGGATTGTAGCGCCTGCTATGGTTCCGATGAATATATATAGGAACGACGAAGGCGAAGAGTATTTCGTTCAATTTACCGAGCAAGAAATCGAGAATATTTACTCGAAGTTTATGCAAGACCTAAACAATCAAAACTTGTTTAATCTTGAGCATACAGAAAAGAAAGTTCCCGCTTACATTTTAGAGGCTTGGATAGTTGACAATCCAAAAGAGGACAAGTCATTTTCAACATACGGAATAGAAGTTCCAAAAGGGACTTTGATGTTAACAGCACAAATTACAGACAAAGAATATTACCAAGAGTTGGTAAATAAAGACCAAGTAGGCTTTTCAATTGAAGGTTTCTTAGGTCTTAAATTAAGTAATCAATTAAATAAATTAAGTATGAAATTACCTGACGGTGAACACTTAATCGAGGGCAAAATCTACGTTGTAAAAGACGGCGAGATTATCGAGATTAAAGAAGAAGTTCCAGCGGAAATGGAAGCGGAAATGGCTGAAGAAGTTGTTGAAGCTGAAGTTGAAGCCGAAGAGGTTGCGGCAGCGGAAGTTAAAGAAGAGGTTAAAGAGGAAGAAATCGAAATGGCGGTTGACCCTCAAACGGATTCTGAAGCGGTTCTTGCTATCGTTCAACCTGTTTTAGATGCAATGGCAGTTGAGTTAATGAAAGCCATCGCTGAAGTAAAAGCATTAATACCCGTTGTAGAAGAGGACGAGGTTGAAGAGGTTGAATTGTCGGAGCAAAAATTCACGGCAATTGACAGACTAAAAAAATACAGACAATTATTTAAAGAAAACTAAAATGAACAGAAAATTAAAATTCGATTTGGATATCGAAACAAACGCGCTTTTATGTGCTAACCCTGACGAGTTCTATTCTCGTGCTTATTTAACTGAAGACCTTGTTGATAACTATCGTACTTTACCAGGTATTAAGTCGGCTACTAAATTGGCTAACGTTACTTTCGGTAACATCCTTGCGGCTTCAAATTGTAGCTTTACCGCTCCAGCTGACGAACTTAACGCAATTGACATCGACGTTTGTCCGTTGTCTGCAATGGCTCAAATTTGTCAGTTTGATTTAGAGCAGTCTTTTGTTTCTTTACAAATGGCTCAAGGTTCTAACGGAGATTTCACGGTTGCTTCTTTTATGAATTACTACTGGAACGAAATGTCTTTGAAAATTCAAGAAGATTTAGAGCTTATCCGTTGGCAAGGTGACACAACAAGCTTAGACCCTGTTCTTTCTTTGTGTGACGGATACTTGAAAAAACTTTGTAACGATAATGATGTAATCGGTATCAATTCAACTGCTATCGATTCAACAAACGTTATTGCTCAAATGACTTTGGTTTATACTTCTTTACCTGCTGCGGTTCAAAGAAAGAAAGCTGACTTACGTTTCTACGTTTCTGCTAACGTTGCTGCTGCTTACGAACTTGCTGCTGCTACTGGAAATACTCAGACTTACGTAACGCTTCCTTTAGGATTAACGTTCTTAGGTGTGAAAGTTGTTGTTGCTGACGGTATGCCTAACGATACAATGGTGCTGACTTTGAAATCAAACCTTATCTACGCATTTGACGGAGAGGGAGACAGCAAAGCGTTGAAAGCGGTTAATCTTACCGACACAGTTGCAGAGCCTTACTTGAGAACTCGCGCAAATATGAAGGTAGGTTTCTACTATACTAATCCAGCTGAGATAGTTGTTTACAACGAGTGCTTTGCACCAGCTTAATTAATTGATTTAATAACTTGAAGGGGGTTTGGGTTCGCCCTCACCCCTTTTTTAATACTTATAAATATGGCTTGCACGGCAATAGAAAACATAGTAAGAGGATGCGACAACAATATTGGAAGCATCACAAAAATTTATATCAACGACCTTGAGAACGTTGCTTCAGTTACTACTGACTTACCTACGTGGATGGTTACAGCGATAACGGTAACTGCTGATTTTGAAGAATTCGAGTTCAGAAGAAACACTTCAAACTACACAGAAGAGGCTGCAATCGACTTAATTAACGGTTCGTCTTTCGTTACTCAGACTATTAACTTAATGTTCCACAGACGTGAGGGAGCGAAGTCAAGAGCAATTAAAATTCTTGGCGAAGGTCAAAGAGACCTTGCGGTTATCGTTCTTGATGGAAACGGTAAGTATTGGTACTTTGAAAAAGTTCAAGTAACTGCATTCGGTGAGGGTTCTGGAACAGCTAAAGCTGACGGTTCTAAATACTCTTTAGTATTGACTGCTGAAGCGGAAAACTTAGCTTACGAGGTTGACCCAGACGTTATTCCAACGGTTATCTAATAACCACGCAAACAACTTAAGACCCTCGATTTATTTCGGGGGTTTTTTGTTTTATAACAAACACGTTTTAAACACCATTATTAAATAAGATGATTTACTTGGACAAAGGCGAAATAAACACGTTTGTGTTAACTTTAAGTGAGAGCGCAACGCTAACCGCGCCCGTTTGGCTGTTCGTCTTTGAGAACGAATTTAACACGGAATCGCAACCAATTTATTGGGTAGGTGTTGACACGTCACCTTACACTTATCGGTACAATTTATTCACTTTAGAAGAGGGTGTCGACTTGACTTTAATAATCGGTCAATATACTTACAAGGTTTATGAAAGTCCTGACCCAATTACAATAGACGAAAACACGACTGAAATAGGTTTGAATTTAGTTGAAGAGGGTCGAATGGTGGTTAATGGTAACGCACCTAATAGCATATATGATTAATTTATGAAAATATTCGGAATAGAAATAGGCGGAAAAAAAGACAGCGTTGAAGTTGTTCAAGGTAACAATTACCAAGCATTCAGCACACCGTTTTTAAGAGTAGGCGAAGGCAATCTTTCACTACCTTACGTAAACTCGCGACAAGTTGTTAACGGTCGAATAAGATTTGGTAGCGACGACCTTTACCCACAGCTATTAAATCAGATGTATTACACTTCGCCTTTACACGGGGCAATAGTGGACTATAAAACAAATGCAGCGGTCGGCGGTGGGTTTGAATTAACCGTGGATTCTCAAGCGACAGCAACCGAAAAAGTAGACGTTTATACATTCGATAAGCGCACTAACTTGAAACAGCTTGTTCCCGTATTAACGAAAGACGTAATTATTCACAATAGAGCTTACTTTTACCTTTGTTTTAACCAGTCAGGCGACCTAATTAAAATCAAACATATCGGAGCGGAAAAGATTCGTAAGGATAAGTACGGCGAAACATACTTTATTTGCGAGGATTGGAGTTCACAAATTGACATTAAAGAAATAAAGCCTTATCGATGGAACTTAAGGCAACGCGAATGCTTGTATGTTTACGAGAATAAGTCAGTAGGTCAAGATGTTTACCCTTTACCTCAGTATTCAAGCGCTATGAATTGGGCATTTTTGGACGGTGAAATGTCGTATTTGCAAAAGAGTAATATAATAAATTCAATTTTCCCATCGTTTGCAATGATGTTCCCTAAAAAGCCACAGAGCGAAGAGGAAAAAATCGCAATCAAAAACACTATCGACAAAGCGAAAGGCGCACAAAACGGAGGTAAGGCGATTGCATTCTTTGCGAATAACGCAGAAAGCTTACCTAAAATCGAAAGCATCCCAACCAATTCAAACGATAACTTATTTCAAAACACGACAGAAAGTATAGATTCAAAGATTTGTCAAGCTCATATTATTGACCCTATCTTAATGGGTATTAGGGTGAGCGGAAAACTTGGTTCAGGAAGTGACATAAAACAAGCTTACATTATATTCGAAAAAAACACGATTATACCACTTAGAAATATTATCGAGGACATCGTAAACGACTTGTTAAAAATCGCAGACGTTAAAGCTGATTTTACTATAAACAATTTCCAAATCGTTAACGAAACAATCGTTGAACTTGACGAAAACACAAGCGCAGTTAACGACGCTTTAAACACTATGAACCCCGAGTTAGCGAAAAAAGTAATTGAAACAATGACCGTTAACGAAATTCGTGCTATGGTTGGACTTCCAGCAATTCAAGAAACTAACGAAACACCAGCGCAATGATTTACTTTATAACTGAAAACTATTTAAAGACGCAAACACCGATAACGGCAAATGTAGACGTTACCGACGTG